GTGGTCGATGACCGATGCAGATCGAAAGACATACGAGACCCAGCCGTTCTATCGCACAACAGGGAGTGCTTGGAAACAAGGGGTAGAGAACGGCTGGGCACCTTACGGCTATGACCATGAGCGCGGTGGACTTGACCCGCAGCATCGCGGCAATCTCTATGCGCCAACTGCTGCTGCCGTGATCGGTGATTTCATTTCAAAGGACGAGTTGGACTTCTTGCTAGCCGTCGAATGCCGAGACACGCGACACGGTGGCCAGGGTGATGGCAGCATCGAGGCACCGCGAGCCTCGGGACGGTTGCTGCAAGAGTGGGCGCACTGGTGGATCAGCGCGAACGAGACGCAGCGAGCGCACCTAGAAACATTGGCCGACCGCATGTTTGCCATCATCGAAAGTCAGCCAACGTGGAAGGTCGATGGACCTGTCAAAGTCACGCAAGCGATATCGAAATACGAGGGCAAGAATCCTCTAAGAAACACCACCAACCCAGACCTCGGCTACGATGCTTGGATCCCGTGGCAGGAGTCATTCGTGGTCGATGGGTTGACGGCATGGGCCATGATCTGGCAGCGCACTAGCCAGCATGATAAGATGGGTAGGTATCTCGCACACGCAGTCAGCATTGCAAACACAGTGGTTGATCAAGGCATCATCGAACATCCAACCTGGGGCACGGTGGTCATCACCTATGCCAAGTCCAATCTAGGAGGTGATCCGAATCCGTCTGGCTACTTCACACTGCCGAGAGCAGGAGCAAAAACGACCCTTGAGGGTGATGCCGACATGATCTACGGCGGCATCGGTTTGACTTGGTATTCAGGCGCAATCCTGTGTGCGGCTGCAACGGGCAACCAAAAGGCGATTCGCTTGCGCAACGGCCTTTACGCCCAGCTGCGGAATCAGCCCGACTGGGAGTGGATGGTCGGAGACCCTAGCTGATGGTTTCCTTACCTAGCAACAACGACCATAAGATTGACTACGTTGAAAAAAACGGTCAGCGTTATCGTGTGGGGGCATCACACCAGTGCTCAACGATCAGTGACGAACTTGTCAACCTAGTTCACGATTACCATACGAAAGGCCTCGGTAGACGACGCATTTGGATACTACTAAGATACCTAGGGCATGCCATCAGCTTGAGCAGTGTTCGCCGAATTATCGCGGGGGAAGTTCGGGGTCAATTACCTCAAAAAAGCGTAAGCCTTTATGAATGATCCGCGGGAGCTAAAAAAACGTGGGTTTAAAAAAGGCAACAAGCACTGGCAAAAACCGGGCTCAGTAAATACGCGTTTCAAGGACGGCCATTCCAAGTATCGCATCCCTTGCATCTATGACCTAGCGTTGCGAAAAGCAGAGCTAGAAGGCTACGATTTACACGAAGCAATCTGGCGCGTAGTCAAAGGATTATTGCTGCAAGCCGAACAAGGTGATCTACAGAGCGCAAAGTTAATTTTGGAACGCTTGACGCGCCCTGCGCCGACAGAACTAAAAGTTGAACAAGACGGGCATGTTCAAATTGTTATCGACACGGGAGTACCCAAGCGTGCAGACGCGCGCGTAATCAGTATTGAAGAGCCTGAGATTGAAGAGCTCTCAATTGAAGAGACTGAGATTGAATTGCCCTCGCTTGAAGTACCCCCAATTGAAAAGGCGAGAGACATTTTTAAATGAGTCGTCAACTTTCGATTTCCTATCAGCCAAGAAAATGGCAGCGCGAATGCCATCTTGGGCGCAAGCGGTTCAGCGTTTATGCGTTGCACCGTCGAGCGGGCAAGACCGAGTTAGCGATCATGGAGCTGATTGAAGCCGCGCTAGCTTGTGAACTTGACCTCGGTGTTTTTGTCTATCTTGCACCTTTGCTGAAGCAAGCTGAGAGTGTGGTCTGGCGTCGGTTGCTACAAAAGTTGCAGCCCTTGACGAATGTGCCTGGCACGATTCACGTTAACAACGCGGACCTCTCGGTGACGTTTGCGCACAACGGTGCGATGATTCGTTTGTTTGGTGCAAACAATCCCGACGCAATGCGTGGCATGCGTCTTGACGGTGTGGTTATCGACGAAGTTGCGCAGATTGAGCCGATGGTTTGGGATGAGATTGTGCAACCTGCGCTATCGGATCGTCTTGGTTGGGCAATTTTTATTGGCACGCCCAACGGCATCAATCTGTTCAGCCAGTTGTTTTTCTACGCCAAGCGGGATCCGCTTTGGCACGCGGCGGTCTACACGGTTTACGAGACGGACGGTGCTATTGACCCGGTAGAAATTGCACGTTTGCGGCGTCCAGACGTGATGACGGAGACGGCTTTTGCCCGCGAATACTTGTGCGACTTTAATGCTGCCGGTGACGATCAATTGATCTCGTTGGCAGACGCCGAAAATGCTAGCCACCGAGACTACACTGAGACTGACTTTGCGGATTCTCCGCGCATCATAGGCGTTGATCCTGCGCGATTTGGCAATGACCGCAGCACGATTGTGCGCCGCCAGGGTTTGCAGATGCTACCTGCCATCGCGATGCGTGGCATAGACAACATGGAGCTTGCTACGCGCACGGCAAGCCTGATTAACGACTGGCAACCTGACGCGGTATTCATTGATGCTGGCGCAGGTTCGGGCGTGATTGATCGCTTGCGGCAGCTTGGTTTTAATGTATTTGAAGTTGCCTTTGGCGGCAAGTCATCTGAGCCTACGGTGTATGTGAACAAGCGCACGGAGATGTGGTGGTTGATGCGCGAGTGGCTGCGCGCTGGCGGTGCGATTCCCAACGACATTGCGCTAAAGCAAGAGCTAGCAACACCGTGCTACTTTTTTGACGCGCAGAACCGCCGCGTGCTTGAGTCAAAAGACGACATCAAGAAGCGGCTTAAGGATGGGGCATCCCCAGATCTTGCGGACGCTTTAGCTCTTACCTTTGCCGCCCCAGTGCTGCGAGCCTCAAAAATAGCTCGCCAGATGATGCAGTATCAGGAGCGTTTTGCTAAAGCTTCCAGCCTGTCTCGCTACAATCGTTTGCGGCACAACCTTAGGGCCCCATAAGCTCAATATACTTATGCTAGTTTTGTGCAAGTGAACACCGGTATTTCCGACCCCACTGATTTTCGCGCTCGCGAACGGGTGCGCCAAGAGCGCACAGATCTTGCTCGCCTTAAGCTGGAACAAGAAGCAGGGGACTTCCGTTGGCTGATGTCAGTCGAACGTGGGCGTCGGTTTATGTGGCTGCTCTTGGAGCAAGCAGGAATGGACTTATCGTGTTTCTCGCCAAACGCTGCCGAGATGGGGCGCATGGCGGGAGAACGCGAATACGGATTAAGGATGCAGAAGTTGCTGCGGCAGCACTGCCCTGATCTTTACGTAAAGATGACCGAAGAACAGCTTTGCCCGCAGCAGGCTGTGCCAGCAGGAAAACGATGACGTCGACCGTGATAGCCGGAAACACAACTCAAGGCACAACGACGACAAGCCAAGCGCCTCCGGTGGCGGCGGGCACGCCAGCACCCCTCGCAAGCAGCAATGCTCTTGCGGCGGTGCCAAGCACGCCCGCGCCAACCACCGGGACATTGGTAGGCAAGACGCAGGAAGCGTCTCAGACGGGGGCCAAAGGTGGAGAATCCAAGGCCCCAGAAACTCCGCAAGGATCCCCCGAAAAGTATGCATTGAACTCCCCAAACGAAAGCGCAGCTTTCGGTATGGAAGTAATGCAGCAATTTGAAGGCATCGCGCGCGAGTTGAATCTGAGCAACGAGTCCGCGCAGAAAGTTATCAATAGTCTAGTTCCCGCCCTTGAAGCGCAGCAGTCGAGTTATTTCACTGAGACGCTTACGGCATGGCGCGAAGCTACGATGAAGGATTCCGAACTGAGCGGTGGCGATGAAGCAAAGTTGCAGGTCAACCTGCAACTTGCCGAAAAGGCCATTGATGTGTTCGGTGATGACTCGCTGCGCAAGCTGCTTGTGCAAACTGGCATGGGCAATCGCGCGGAGATAATCCGCTTTTTTGCGCATGTCGGTAAGACCGTCAGTGATGACTCGGTATCAAAAGGCTCTTCACCGAACATGCGTGACACGCGTGATCCGTTGGAGAAGCTCGCTGATACCTACAGATAACCTTAGAGGAATATAACGATGGCAGCACTTCCGAATACGCGACTCACTCTGGCCGACATGCTCAAGTATCTTGACCCGAAGGGCCGTGGCGCCCCCGTGGTTGAACTTCTCGCCCAGCGGGGCATGAAGGAGATTCAGGGCTACCTTGGTCTACAACCAGGCAACCTACCTACTGGCCACCAGTTTTCGGTGCGCACTGCGCTTCCGACAGCTTACCTACGTGACTACAACGATGGCGTCACGCCAAGTAAGAGCGCCACGGCGCAACTTACCGAAGGCATGTCGATCATTGAATCTTGGAGTGAAGTTGACTGCGCAGAAGCGAAGCTCAACGGCCAGGAAGCTTTCTACCGCGCGTCTGAAGGTGCCGCCTTCATCGAGGCGATGTGGCAGAAATATGTGCAGTTGTTCATGTATGGCAATGCCAAGGCGGACTCAAAAGAGTTCAACGGTCTTGCTACTCGCTTTAGCAGCCTGGCATCAGGCAACGTGATTGACTGCGGTGGCGCGGCAGGCACGACCAACACTTCGATCTATCTGGTCAACTTTGGCGAAGA